CCTCTAATGTCCAGACTCAACTAGACAATAAAGATTCGCTTCCTAGTCAGACTGGTAACTCAGGTGAATTTCTAACTACGAATGGGACAGTTGCATCGTGGGCTGCTGTTGACGCTTTGCCAAGTCAGACAGGTAATGCTGATAAGTTCTTAACTACAAATGGAAGTGCGGCATCATGGGCTGCAATCGAGACAGGAACTATTACAGCAACAGCGTCTGGCGCATTAACTAATGGATGCCCAGTGGTAGTTAATTCTAATAGCACTGTTTCAAAGCCTTACAGAAATCAACAGTCAGAATCAACAGGTTCGGCGACAGATGTTTTTGATGCATCGATAGGAAATAATGATTACATATCTAGTTGTTATGTCCCAGATACTGGGGATATTTGGTTTGCTTATTCTAATAATTCAACAACAGGAACATTTAGAAGGATAAGTGTTACCGGAACTAGTATAAGTTCTGGTGCGGCAGATAATGCAATTCCATCACAGGGAACAGGCAGCGAGTTAAGATATCCGCAAATTTGTTATATAAGTAACTCTAAAGTCGCCATCGTGTTTACTGCGAATAATGATGGAGATGCCGGTTGTTGTGTTATCGCAACTGTTGCTGGTAATGGAACGGCAACATTTGGGACTATTACAGAATTTAGTTCTCAGTCTCAAGCTCAGTCTGTTGTTTACGACTCGGTAAATGATAAAATTGTGGTAGTTTACAGAGATGACAGTAATTCAGCTTTTGGAAAAGCGGTAATTGGTACTGTAAGTGGAACATCGGTAACATTTGGAACGCCGATAGCGTTTCAAAATGGTCAAAAGCCACAAACTCAATTTGACCTTAAAGCGATTTATATTCCAGAACAAGAACTTATTGTTTGTATGTATAGGTCGGCTCTTAATGGCGCTCAGGCTTATCTTGAGTCATTCTCTAGCAATGGAACAACATTAACAAATGTAGACCAAGTTTTGGTTTTTGCCGACCAACCAGAATTTTTCGACATGGCTTACGCACCAGACAAAACAGAGTTAATGGTGGTTTGGACGGCGCAAAGCGATTCAGACAATGGTAAAGCAAAAAATTATAACTTTACAGGTGGGGCAACTGGCAAAAACTTTTCAAATATAGATTTTGAAGAATGGGAAAATGGCTCTGTTAATAGAGTTGTGATTACTTATGACCCAGATGCAAGCCATTGGTATATAGTTTATCAAAACTTAAATCAAAGCTCTTATCCATACAGGCGCTATGTTAAAACCAGTGCGTCAGGAATTATCTCTACAGACAATGAAGCTGTGCTTTATAGTATCAGTTCTAGCAGAAACGGAATGACTTATGACCCAGTTCAAGATAGCCATTGCTTTATTGGCTATGAAAATGCGGCGGCTCATAAGGTTGGCTACGATGTAACAAATCTAACCTCAACAAATTATATCGGAATCTCTAATGCAGCCTACGCAGACGGTGAAACTGCTACTGTTCAAATTATTGGTGCTGTAGATGACGCTCAAAGCTCATTAACAGCAGGAAGCCCTGCGTATGTTCAAAGAGCAGGAACAATTACAACAAGCGCAGACACGCCATCCGTGATAGCAGGAACAGCAATCTCAGCAACTAAAATAATTGTGAAAGGATAGAGCATGAAAACTATATTATTTTTAAGTCCAGACGCTGACCCGTGTTCTAAATATCTTTTCGAAGATGATGAGTTAATATCGGTTGAAGATAATTTCATTACAGTCGGCGATCCAGAAGGCTATCACTTTAAGATTCTTGACGGTAACTCTAGCAATACGGTTATTGTTGAAAACGTGACACCTCCAGAGGATTGGTATGGCTGCAAGTACAACTACGTCAATGGCGTATGGGAGTTATGCCCAGATTGGGTTGACCTACGTTTGGAAGTCGAAGCAGCGTAGTAAAGGAGTAGTTCTGTGACAAAAGAAGAAATGGCAAAACTAATCGAGCAGTCCGCTGAACTGGGGGCGCAAAAAGCTCTGCGTGACATAGGTTTCAGCGAGGATAAAGAATTGATAACAGATGTGTCTGAGCTTAGATCGTTGCTAGATTCTTGGCGATCTGCAAAGCGCACGGTAGGCAAAACTATTGTTCAGGCTTTGACTACAATTTTCTTAGCTATGCTTATGGCTGGCGCTTACTTTAACTTTAAGCAATGATCTATGCTTGGCGAAATAGCAATTCTGATAAAAACGCTCGATTCGGCCTGCCGCATGGTAAGAGCTGGGCTTGATCGCAAGAAAGATTTGGAGAAAATGGGCGGCGAGATTAGCTCATTCTTTGCATCAAAAGCAGCAGTTGAAGAAAAGATAGAAGAAATAAAACAAAACAAAAATTCGTATGCTGGATCTGCGATTGAAGAAGCGATATTAATAGAGCAACAGGCGCAAAAAGCTGAAGATCTAATGATTCAAATTGGGAAAGAATATAGTCGGTTAGGCAAAAGCCATAAATGGGCCTTAATAAAAAAGAATGCCGCAAATATTCAAAAAGACAGAGACTTCAGAATGGCTCAATCTAATCGAAGAAAAATAGTTCAAGACCGCAAGACGGAAGATTTCTACCTAGTGGTTAAGCTCGTGGTTGGATTAGTAATATTGATGGTAGGACTAACAAGTTTAGTTTTTGTTCTCGCAGTTAACTGAGGAATTAAAAATGGAAATGATAAAAGACGCACTAGCTAAGATAGGTGGCCCAGCATGGAGAGCTGTGCAAGGAACCAAGCACTCAACGCTGGGCGCTATTATCGTACTCTTGGTGCTTGGCGCTGTCGTGTGGGTCGCTATCTAAATGCTTTCTATTCTTTCTGCTTTGGCTCCTGCGGCCATGACAATTCTGGAGAAGGCAATTCCAGACAAAGACCTCCGCGAGAAGCTATCGCATGAATTGGCGGTACTTGCAGATAAGCAGATGACGGCTCAGATTGAGGTCAACAAGGCCGAAGCAGCGCATCCTAGCATTTTTGTTTCGGGCTGGAGGCCAATGTGCGGGTGGGTTTCTATCTCTGCATTGGCTTACTCTACAATCATCTCTCCAATACTGGGAATTTGGTTAACAGTTCCAGAGGTAGACACTTCCATTTTAACAACGCTACTCATGGCTATGCTCGGCTTAGGTGGTATGCGCTCATACGAAAAAACCAAAGGCGTAAGCAGAGAAAAATAATGGACAAACTAATTCAAATGCTCAAGAGACATGAAGGCGTGGAGACACACGTTTATTTGTGTTCAGCAGACCGACAGACAATCGGAGTTGGCCGTAACGTGGATGCGAGAGGCGGTCTAGGAATCTCTCCTGATGAAGTAGAATTTCTTTTGTCTAATGATATCTTGAGATGTATCAAGGAGCTGAGCAAAGAATATGTTTGGTTTGGCGATCTGGACGAGACAAGGCAAGAGGCAGTAATAGATGCGTTTTTTTGTCTTGGGGCAACAAAATTTCGTGGATTTCAAAAGATGATTTTAGCCTTTGAAGAGGCTGATTATAAAGAAGCATCTATTCAGTTACTGCTTAGCAAGTTTGCCAAGCAAACAGGAAAGAGAGCAATAGAGTTAGCTGAGATGATAGAGACGGGAGCCTATCCTTAGTGTAGAACGCCTCCATAATAATGTGTTGCCTGATAGTGCATAAATTTATCGCTGACCTCATCGTTTCCAAATATAAATTCATCCATGTTGGCTAGATTAAATGCCAGCGTAGCAACATGATTAAAGTCATTCTCTGGCATTCTCTCCTTTGCTTTTTCAAGCCACTTTTCTATCTCTGCTGTGCTTTTGATTTCAAAGTCTAATCGTTTCATTTCAGTGCCTCTAATAATAATGGCAGACCATAAAAGCTCGTTAGGTGCTTATACTTCATTATTCTTGCATCTTGCTTAATAGGGCGAACAGCTATTATATCACCAGCTTTATAATCAGTTGCACATCCTGTCTCCCAAAACCAGAACTTGGCGCAAATGCCCATTATGTATACCAAATCTTCGGAATGAGACAAAGAAGCAAAAACGTAAGCATCGCAATTTTGATTTTTTAAATAGCTTGTCAGTAGTGCGTTGTTGTTTCCTCCTACTCTGGGAAACCTAGATGAACTGCTCTTTACATCTATTTTAACGCCATCTGCAAGGAAATCGTAGTCATAGGTATTATCATGACTATGGTCTATCCCAAGGCTCGCTAATGCCTGAGAAACAGCCAATTCGCCTATAACTCCGGTGGCGTAGCTGTTTTTGTTAACAGACCTACCATTGAGAGACTCAGGACTGTCATCGGCTATTTCACGCCATAAAGGATCTATTTCAAGGATTATTGGAGTCATTGTTGGGCCACGGCACATGAATGCCCATCTTGTCACCAAAGTGTCGGTTTAAAGTTTCATAGACCTTAACGTAGTCTAGCTTATCAACTGACGCTGTAGAGTCCTTGCCAGTTATAGCCTCCTGCACAGGTTTCCAAAGATGTTCCTTTACTCCGCTCATTGACCAATCGATAGAGGCTTTATGAGCCAACGTCCTGCGCATATCGTAGCCTGCGCTATTCAGCTCGTCAGCTATTAGCTGACACCAGACATGGAGCGCGGAGTTCTGTTTTAAGCTGCGCTGCTTGCCTGTTGACCATTTAATGACTAGGTACTTGTCCTTGGCATACAGCTCGTCTATATGCTCCTTAAACATCTTCATAGCGTGATCTGAGTTAACAATCCAGTGCTGACCTTCGTTTACGCTCATATTAAATATATCCCACGAATTCGATTCTTCCATCGTTGCCTTCTTCTCGTGCTGCTTGAATTAGCTCAAATTGCTCTTTGTAGTGCTTGGCAACGTCTTTTAGGTTCTTCTTATAGTCTTTCGCCAGACTGATGTTTTCACGCTTCTCTTGTAAAATATCTATTGCTCCTTCACCTAAAGCATTAAGCGCCCATCTCTGAAAGTCATTAGGATTACTCCCTAGCTTCTGATGACAGCCAAAACAATGAGCAAAAGCATTCATAGGATCGAAACGTACAGCGTATGCTCTGCGACCAAAGTAGTGGCTACAGTGCAGTCCTTGAGATCCTTCCTCATACTGTGTGCCGCAGGCTTCGCAGCACCAGTTGGTTCTGGATCTCACACACTTGCTAAAGAATTTGTCAGCAGCCGTTATTTTCATTCTCTAACCTTCAAGACTAGATAACGCTCAGCGGCTTGATCCGAAAACTGCTTAACCTTGTACTTGGTTTTGTGGTTTCGGCAATAGCTGTTTATCGAATAATACGCAGTCCGCATATCATCATAATCATCAAAAGACAGAGCTTCTGTCTCTGCGATTTCAAGCCAACGCGCAACGTACTTGCTGCGCGATGCAGTTCTCTTGATACCTGCTTCCTTCAAATCTATAACTTTCATTAGAACGGTATGTCCTCAAAGGTAGCTGATTCTGCTGGAGCCGCCGGAGCCGCTGGTGAGCTTTCAAGCGGAGCTGCCCACTTCAAAGATATGTATGGCTGACCGCCATCCTTAGATTCGTTCTTCCAGCCTTTAAGACTGATCTTGCCATTCTTATTAAGATTAACAGCGCCTTGCTCATAAGCTGCAAGCAGAGATTTTAGAGCCTCTGGATCGATAGAGGCATAGTAGCTGTCATCGTACTGGGACTTATTAACGCTTGTAAGCGTGGAAAATTGGTTGCTCATTTAACTTCTCCGTTTCGGATTTAACATATTTAGCTGCGTCAATTAGAATCGGCACAGCCTTCTCGATATACTCATCATCGCGTCTTACTTCAACGATCAGCGGTTTTAGGTCTGGGTGATAGCTGAAGAAGAAGTACTTTTCGACTTCAAGCAGCCACATACTCAACTGAACTTGCTGCATATACTCAGTCGGGAGCTTTTTGTTACGCATATACCGGATATGGGTAGAGGCTCTCGGTGACTTAATCTCTACTCCCGTGTCAGAGTCTAAGCAGAATAGTCCGTCAGACGAGCATCCAATGTCATAGTCATCATGAAGGTGGAAGCCTACTTCCTTGACATCTACCTCCATAATCGCACCAAACAGATCTCTTGCTGCGCCTTCACGCTCATTACCTCTTTCCATATCGGCATTCTTAAACGTGTCTACAGGCTTTCCTGTAAGCCTCTCAGCAATTATCTGATTAAGATAGGTGTCACGAGTAGAGGTGGCTGTCTTCTCACCTCGGCTGGTCACTAGGGACTTAAAGCTAGATGCAGTTATGCACCCAGCGCGCAGTGCCAGCCACTTATCCGTGCCTTGCTGGACATAATGAACTCTCATTTTTTAGACCTCAGTTGATCTATTCGACCTTGAATTATTGTTGCTTGCTCGTTAGTGATAACCCAAGTCTTAGCTCCTACCTTCTCAAGTGCCTTGTCTTCTGGGATATTGAACTCAGCAAGATCTTCTTTAATCTTAGCGATAACATCGTCACTAGCTACTTTCGGTTTTGCCGCAGTTTTCTTTCGATTGCCGTGAGTAGCATGGTCACCGTCATCATCTAATTTCGGATCTGAGATTAGAAAAAGGCTCGAAAGAAGATAGCGTTTTGCGTAGGTGTAGCAGCCGCCAGTTGCTTGGGCGTTGCGTTCTTTCTTGTCAACAAAGCATTCTTGCTCATGAGATTGACCAGACGGCAAATGCGTCATAATGATACGAGTGCCAGCCTCATCCGCTTTATTAATGTCTGCAAAGCGAAAGATAATCGACTCTTCGTTGAGAGCTGAGATAACGGCAGGAAGAAGATCTTCCAGCTTGTGATAAGCGTGATTGTTGGCAAAAGCATTAATGCCAGATTTCTTCGGTGATCTGAAGTTGATTTGAGCAGCGCCAAACGCCGTCCAGAAGTGCGTGTTTTGCATGAGTAGACTCCCATCTTCTCGTTAAAGGAAGCACGACTTTACACGATGTGGAAATCATGTGCAAGCTAGTTTTGAGAAAGTTTGATAAATAAGAATGCTGGCGCACCGGAGAGTATCGGCTCGTGATGGGAGATACAAGATGTAGTAGGGGAACTACATTACACCAGCATATATTGGGTATTGTACATCACTATTGTTTTAGAGTATATTGGCAATCCGGTGTGATAAATCCTGACCGAAACTCAGTGATATGGCTTATGGGTAGCCTTTAAACGCCCAGACAGCGCAGTGTTCCGAGAGTGATGGGATCGCGCCCAACCAGCAGAGGACGGGCGGCAAACCAGTTTATGCGGACACATAGGAGACTTGACTCAGTAATCACGGATGATGAAGAGTTCTGGCAATAGTAACACTGCGGATCATGCTGAAAGATAGGACTAGGTGTCCCAAACCATCTAAATGATATTTTCCTATCAATAAGTGTGAAACGAGTTGACATGAGGTGGGATACCAGTAAAATGGTGGTCATGGAGAGGCAAAACGCTTCTCACCACTGGAGATACAAAATGACAAACGCAAATGAAATGAATCTTAAAACTATCGATGGTCTTACTCATGCATCTATTCATCTGCTTGATCAAATAGATGAGCAAGACGAAATCATTATTTCTCTTTTAGATCAGCACAGCAAAGAAGACTTACTTCTAGCAGCTAAAGAATCAGATCGAATAATTGAAAATTTGCTAGATGGTAAAACTAGTGAAGACTATATAGAGCAGCATGGTGAACCTAAATATACAGAAATAGACGGCTCAGCATATCAAAACGCTGTTAACGCTCAGAGAGCATTCATTAATACTTATGACCATTGTGAATTAATGGTTATAGATCAAGATGCCACCTACGTTCTAGTAGAGAAAGGCGAGAAATTAGTAAGTCCTGCTGGATTCCACCCAAGTCAGCGCGTTTTCATCAAGACCCGCACAGCAGTATCTGTAAACAAACTCCCGCAGCACATCACAAATCTAATCGCTTATAAATTAGAGCCAGCTACAGAAATACTCTCACGCTAAATCAATCACAGCCCTCTTCGGAGGGCATTAAGGAGAATCAGCATGAAAGCAACAGTAACAGGAATGGCAGGCTACTCAACTCAAGAGCTTATTGATTATGTTGAGAGTACTGACAAGAAGGTTAAGACAGCTCCGGCGTTTATAAGACGCACCAGTTTTTCTCGCTGGAATTCTAACAGCGCAGCAATTTGCGCTGAAATACAAAAAAGACAAAAGGAGAATCAATATGTTTAATGTCTATTGCCCACACTGCGGCGAGCCTCAAGATCAGGACGCATTCCACGAGCCAACAGAGAACGATGCCCCAGAAGGCAGCTACAAGGAGTCTGCTGCTTTATTCAAGATCAACGGCTGCGGTATGTTCCAAGCCAACCCAAAACCTTGCACAGCGCCTGTAATAGAGTCTCCTGAGAGGATGGAGCTTATCAAGGCTGGCATGGACATGAGCGAGCATCCAGATGAGTGGTTGTTGTTTATCTAAAGATAGTGGAATAAAGTTGATATAAGTGTAGGTGCCTGTATACTACAGGTATTGAAGGACGCAATGTTCTTCTCAACTAGGGGCAGCAAAATGAACAAAGCAATACCAGAAACATTAGCACAGGCTGAAATTCTAGACTTTATCATGTTCTCTAAAGATAAGCGTCCTTACGCTTTGATTTGCGATCCAATCACTTACACCAAGACTGGCTATGTCGAAGCGGTGATTCGCCGCTTTTGTATAGTGCGCCGAGAATTCGTAGGCCCAAGGCTTCTTCTCAACTCTTGGGCTAATAACTGGCACTTCATCCCAGATAAAAAGGTCAGCAAAATGATGGGCGTATCAGAAAAGTCATACAATGATTACTGGAAAGGCGAATAGTATGAAAATCAAAGTCTCTTATACAATTGAAGTTGACCCGAAACTTGTCCAGTTTTACATCAATGATTTGGAAAGCGGCGAGACAGTCAGAGAGTTTGTCAAATCATATTGTGAAGCTGTCTCTAATGGATGTCTTGAAGAAACACTATCTCATTTTAAAGAACACTCAGACAGAGGAGGGGAATAACAATGGAATCTTTGATCGCAGTAATTAATGACAACGTGGAAGAGATGGTAAATGCAGAGGATCGTTGTGTAGAGCTTACATCTGCTCACAAGGATCTTTTGACGGTAGCTTACATCGAAGACAATGGCTCGCTCGATGAGCTGATCTCTGAAGAAATGACCTGCAAGGAGTTTGATGAGTTTCAGGCAGATATGGCAAAAGCCTTTGCCGGACTGATGGGCCACGACAGCTTCTTCCTGAAGTACGACAAGTCATATCAAAAAGCAAAAGATCTTATCTTGGAAGGTATTGAGGAAAGAATCTGGAATCGCTATTGCGACATCTTTAACCCGCCGCCGCTTGACTACTACGAAGAATATGGCGTTTCGAGGAGTTCTTTCTAATGACTAATAGAAAAGCTGGATTTCTAATGTTTTTAATTTTAGTAGCGTTTCTTGTAGTGAGCAACGCTGACAAGCAGGATCTCATCGCTGCGGAGTTCCGCTACTGCACAGAAGTTGTGATCTGGGACACTCACAAGATGACAGACGGATCTAGCGACTACGGTCATCCTGACTACAAAGGCATCTAC